GAGTTCCACAAGAACAGCAATCCGAAGGCGTATGTGAAGTCGCTGCTGACCTTCCTTGACGAAATCAAAGGCTCACTCCCGAAGGACAGCGACCTTGTTAACCTGTTCGATGCCGTGGTTGATGCGGTGACGAGCCTTAAATACAAACTCGAAAACCTCGAATAATGGCGAAGAAAGCGGAACCGTCACGGGTTGCTGCCGCGCTGCAATACCTCCAGCAGATGCGCGACCGTGCCGCTGACTTCGGTGGCGGGGTAGTCGATACCCTCGCAGACCGCGCACGGGATGTCGGTGGACTTGCCTACGAAGCCTTTACGAGCGACCCCAACATTGGTCGGATGACGACGGCAGAGTACGCCCAAGCCGCCGCCGCACGCGCTCCTACGCCGCGTCTGGACGCTACGGCGCAGGGGATTGGTGCATTGGGTAAGGCTCTGGTCACGCAGCCCGTACAGACGGCTAAAGCGGTTGTTGTTGACCCAGTTGTAGAGGCGTTTGAAAGCCCTCGGTCAATGGGTCAATTTGCGGGTGAGTTTGTTAACCCGCTACGGATAGCCGCCGCGTTGCAAAAAGGCGGCACAATGCGGCGCGACATTTTTATCGGTAAGTCAGCAAAAACATGGGATGCTGAAGCCGCTAAACGTGCCGAAGAAATGGAAGCGGCTGGCACAGATGTTGGCACAATTTGGAGAGAAACGGGAACATTCCGAGCGCCAGATGGGCAATGGCGGCAAGAAATTAGCGACGCAGATACCGTATTTTTAGGTGAGAAAGGCGTTTTCGGTGGATATAGATTGCCTTCAGGCGATTACCCAAAAACTCCATTGGATTTGTTGCCTCACGAAAAGTTAAAAGAGGCGTATCCCGATATAGAAAATGTCCGAATAAGTCAGCCCCAAAAATTGCCGGGGCAACCCGACGTTGGGCAACGAGGGTCGTATGCACCGCCTCGTAAACAAAAATCGGGGGAATTCAACACAGAAATGATATCAATGCACGATTACGAACGCGCAACACCGCAAGACTTAAGAACGACACTAATTCATGAACTGCAACACGCAGTTCAAGAACGTGAACCGGGTTTTACGCAAGGAAGTTCGCCAACTCAATTTAGGAAACGACAAGGGCCGCAGCAAGCCGTCATGTTGTTAAACGAAATACAGCGTTACAAAGTGCCACCGGGCGAAGCGATACGGCGATTTGAAAGGGCATATGAACGTCGGCCCGATATAGACGCGATTAGTTTAATGAACGCAGTTTTAGAAAAGAAACTAACAAGAGAAAGATTGGATGCGTTAAATCTGGAGCCTTATGAGCAATATCGAAGAGCGGGAGGGGAAGCAGAGGCTCGCGCTGTGGAGGCTCGCATAAACTTGACGCCTGAAGAACGAAAGAAAAAATTTCCTTTGCAATCCTACGATGTTCCAATAGATGAAATTCACCATCCAATGAGACGATAAAAAATGCGGCCTGCGCCATTACAGGTTGCCGCCGCACGTGTTCCCCGGTGAGGAAAAGAAGGTTAAGATACTTAAGCGGGATTAACAGGTTGATGCGGTACGGTAAACAGCAGTAAACTGTCCGCATGGCAGATTGTGAAGAAGTGCAATGGCTAAAGGCGTAAAGACAGGCGGGGGCAGTCGAGCAGGCATCCCCAACAAGGCCACAGCCGCCGCAAGGGAGGCCATCTCTCGTTTCGTAGATGGCAACGCAGACCGTTTGCAAGGCTGGCTCGACGAGATACACGCCGAGAAGGGCGCAGAGGCGGCGTTTAGATGCTTCAGCGACCTACTCGAATACCATGTGCCTAAACTCGCACGGCACGAACACAGCGGCCCGGACGGCAGCAAGATTGAGATTGAGGCAACTTGGGGCAAGCCCGAGTGAAGCAGCGGGTAGAACTCCCGTATCGCCCTAGACGGGCTTTCATGCCGTTCCACGACCGCACCAAGCGGTGGGCCTGCCTCGTCGCGCACCGGCGTGCTGGCAAGACTGTCGCAGCGGTTAACGACATCATCCGCGCAGCATTTATGTACAAGGGGGCAAACGGCCTTTTCGGGTATGTCGCTCCGTACCAGAATCAAGCACGCCGCATTGCGTGGGACTACTTCAAGCACTACGCCCAGCCGCTCATCAGCGACACCAACGAGCAGATGATGACCATCACGCTCGTTAACAACACAAAGGTCAGCCTATTCGGCGCAGACAACGCAGACGCAATGCGCGGCCTCGGGTTCAGCGGCGTGTACATGGACGAGTACGGCGACTTCAAGCCCTCGGTATTTGGCAATGTGATACGCCCTGCGCTCTCCGACAAACAGGGCTGGGCTGTGTTCGCCGGTACGCCGAAGGGCAAGAACCAGTTCTGGGACATCTACGAGACAGCACGGCGCATCCCAGACGAGTGGTTTGTCCTGCGCCTGCCTGCCAGCGAATCAGGCCTGCTGCCGCAGAGTGAACTCAACGCAGCAAAGGCGCAGTTGTCGGAAGACCAGTACCTCCAAGAGTACGAGTGCAGTTTCGAGGCGGCTATCCTCGGCGCGTTCTTCGGCACAGAGATGCGACTGGCAGAGCCGCGCATTAACGAGCGTGTAGTCTTCACGGAGGGGTATCCGGTACACACCGCATGGGACTTGGGCTACCGCGACGACACGGCTATCTGGTGGTATCAGGTCGTGGGCGGCGAGGTGCGCGTCATCGACTTCTTCGCAGTCTCGGGTGCAGACATCCGCGCCATTGCGGAGGTAGTCGTTAACAAGGGTTACACTTACGGCAAGCATCACCTGCCGCATGACGCACGGGCGAAGTCGCTTCAAACGGGGCGCAGCATCGTAGAGCAGTTGGCTGACCACCTCGGTATCAACCATTTGTCCGTGGTGCCAAACATCGGCTTGCAGGACGGAATCCAAGCAATTCGCCAGATGTTGCCCCGAACTTGGTTCAATTCCGTAAAATGTGGCGACGGAATAGAGGCTTTACGCCAGTATCAACGAGAGTATGATGAGGACAAGAAAGCGTTCAGGGCATCACCCCGACACGATTGGACATCACACCCTGCCGACGCTTTCCGTATGTTAGCCGTTGCGTGGAGGGCTGAACCGTCCGCGCAGAGGCCGTTAGAGAGCAAGACCTTGATTGTTGGGCCACAGAATGAGGTCACGCTAAACGATATGTGGCAGGTTCACGAGCGTAGCGTCTCAAGGAGGGCGCGAATATGAGTGGCGTAAATCTTGCAGTTCAATACCCCTACGAGACGGTTGCCGTTTCGCAGACCGCGCAGGTGCTTGGCACCAACGGCGCAGCAAACGATTACCTGCATCGCATCGTGGTGACGGTATCAACGGCGCTGACTTCAACCGTCAGCATCATCGACGGCAGCACGACCATCCTTTCCATCCCAGCGAGTACGGCTGTTGGCGTGTATGTCGTGGAACTCGGCCTCAACGCGGCTACCGGCCCGTGGAAGGTCACGACGGGTGCAGGCGCTGCCGTGCTGGCGGTTGGCTTGTTCAGCAAATGAACCGTAAGCCCGGACTCTACGCCAACCTTCTAGCCAAGCAGGAGCGTATCAAGGCTGGGTCGGGTGAGCGTATGAAGCGTCCCGGTGAGCCGGGGCGACCGACTGCTGCTGACTTCAAGCAAGCCGCCAAGACCGCTAAACCCGAGAAGAAGGGTTACTGATGAGCGCAGCGTGGCAGCGTAGCGAGGGCAAGAACCCGAAGGGCGGTTTGAACGCCAAGGGCCGCGCTTCCTACAAAGCCGAGACGGGCGGCACCCTCAAGCCCCCGGTGAAGGGCGGCGACAATCCTCGCCGCGCATCGTTCCTCGCACGCATGGGCAACATGGCTGGGCCGATGGAGAAGAACGGCAAGCCGACACGCCTTGCGCTTGCGCTGCGTGCTTGGGGTGCGTCGAGCAAAGAGGATGCGCGTGCGAAGGCTAGTGCCATCTCTGCGCGAAACAAGAAGGACTGAACATGGACGAGCGCGTAAGCCGAGAACTTGAGAAGTACCTGCGGGTCATCGGCACCTACGAGAACGAGTTTGCCAAGTGGCAGGCTCGGGTAAAGAAACTCGTCAAGCGTTACCGCGACGACACCAGAGGTTCAGGCGGCAACGAAACCGCCAAGTTCAACATCCTGTGGAGCAATGTCCAGACGCTCATCCCTGCCGTCTACGCCAAACTGCCGAAGGCTGATGTAAGCAGACGCTTCGGTGACAACGACCCCGTTGGGCGTGTCGCTGCACAATTGGTCGAACGCGCCATCGACTTTGAGATTGAGCACTACCCCGACTTCCGCTCGACCATGAAATACGATGTCGAGGACAGGTTCCTCGGCGGTCGCGGCACGGCATGGGTGCGGTACGAGCCTCATGTTGCCCCCATTGGCGTAGAGGACGATGGCGTATCTATCACCTCTGCCATCGAACAGGGCGAGGGCGCACCGCCGCCGCTTGAAGAGATTGAGTACGAACGCGCTCCGGTCGATTATGTCCATTGGAAGGATTTTGGACACTCACAGGGCCGCACTTGGGAAGAGGTGGGGCAGGTATGGCGCTGGGTCTATATGACCCGTGAGGCGCTTGTAGAGCGTTTCGGCGAGGAAATGGCGCGTCAGAT